CTTTTGTATTTGCTTGTACTGTTGTTGTTATATCTCCTTGTGTATTTGATGAGGTTACTCCCCCATTTGCTCTCCAACACCAAGCAACATAAGTCCAAGTATTCTGATTCCAGTTATTAAGATAATTATAATTACTACTTAAAGTAAATCCATCTGTATCAAAAGATGTTAAATTAGTTTCTGTCTGTTCTTGTTCATTTAAAGTAGAAGATATAATTTTATTAGTTCCTCTAGAAGAATCTGCCATATATGAATTTGACCCATTATTTCTTACTTTAACCCATACTAAATCTGGTTGAAACCCTAATCCAGTTATAGCATTTGTACTAGCATTACCAGTATAAGTAACACAATTAAATTGTTTACCAGGATAATCATCATTAGTCTGTGCAGGGTCTATGTCATCTGATATAGGTAAGTTAGCTGAACTTAATGCTAAAAATCCTGTTGGTACAGAATATTTAAAATCACCAAAACCATTAGCATCTGCATTACCACCTGCACTTACAGCTCCTGCAAATGTTGAATCTTGTCCATAATTTAAATGAAATCCAGCACCCCAATTTGATACAATTAAATGCCACAAATCACCTGATG